TAAGGTGATCCCTAATGTCAAAGCAATGGTTTCATTTCCATTAATAGTTGCGTCATAAACGAGATACTGATTATTAGCAGCTGCAACCCCATTGGCCGCTACATAAACGCGATAGGTTGCTGAGGTGCTGGCTCGGTTGCATACGACCAAGCTCGAGATGATTGCTTCAGTCGAAGCTGGGACTGTGTAGAGATCGGTCTCAGTAGTAGCAGATGGAGCTTGCTGACCGAGAATCTTGTAAGTTGTTGTAGCCATTTATACTCCCATCAAAAGGAACGGATGGGGAATTTCCCCTTTGAAATTTTCAATCTTATTAACTGTGGTATCGGCTGCATTGCCAAGGGTTCTCTGAGCCAAAGCTCCATCCTTAACAAAGTCTGAATCGTCTGGAGTCTCCCAGCCGTAGTTCGATGTATTAGCCAATTCCTTCTCCTACTCGTAGTCGGCCCATTGTAGCGAAGCGCTAACACCGCTCCAAGCAAGCGAAGCTGAGACATCCTGCCATCTTGTCGGGGTTAGGCTGAGAGCTGCTTCGGTTGTGGTTAGGCTTAAAGTCGCTTGAGACCGATTGATTGTTAAAGTCCAGCCCTCGACAAAGCCTTGGTAGGTTCCGGGATAGACGGCGGTGGGTAGATTAGCAACCTGTATCGGCTTGCCCATATAAATACCAATAAGGCCGTTAAGTTGGGAACTGGTAAGGGTTGTTATATCGAGTTGAACATTAAAATTTGAAAGGTTGATCCGGGGAAAAGCTCTTAACGCTAAGTAGCGATTTAATTGATTCTGAGCTTCCGTCTGTTGTTCGAGCTCTGTGATGATGTCAAAGCCTCGGGTTCCATAGGCTGAAATGGAAGCGGAGTTGGTCCCAGTAACTTTTGCATTGGCTTTATATTCGAGGGAGATGTCATTGGCTACATCGACCAAGCTAATCAAGCTAGTAACGCCACTCGTTAATATGGCTGAGGACGGAATGGAGAAATAGCCGTGAGTCTGTGCTTCAGTAGTCCTGCGAGACTCATTGGCATATCCCACTTTGCCATCCGTAGTCTCATAGATATATCCAAAAGCCATTCCAGCGTATTTGGCGGCATAAGTATAAGCGTCAGACAAAGGGGCGGCATAGGAAGTCAATTCATAAACTCCGGGAGTATCCACCTCATCCACCGTAACTCCGGCGGCGGTAAATATGCGATCTAGTCGATCATCATCATATTCTTTAGACCAAGTGGTTCCACCAATAATCTTGCGAGCCATCTTTGCAAAAGGTCCACTAGCTCTGATTCGGTGAATCGAAACTTTGGCGGTTGAGTTGCTGACGATTGAATTAACTGAGATGTCATTGATGATGCCGGTAAATACTGTGACATCGACGTTTGAAGCATTCTTGACTTTGATAACGATTTCTTGATTTAGAACAAAGGGTTCAGCCGTATCGGTTAAATTGACGATTTCAACATTGGCATATCCGGCTCGGGCTTGTTCCCAAATCGAATAACGGCCATTGGTAATTGATACGCCATTTAGAGCTTTGCCGGTGTAATCAACGCCGTTAATCGTAACGGTGGCCTGTGGTTGCCAGCTCATTACTCAGCCCTTGTTGCGAACCGCGAAACTCCAAGGTTGGTGAAACTGCCGGTAATGCTCGCTTCGTTGTTAAGAATTTCGGCTATTTGGCGGGCTGTTGAGGCTGGATCGATTGCTCCGTTTATGGTGATATTAACTGGAGCTTCTTCCCTTCTTCTAAATGCGGCAACATCTCGATTACCCGGAGCCATATTCTTGAGCCATTGCTCTTCGGTAACTTGCTCGATTAGCGTCGGAGCTGGAGCAATAGAAAGTTTTGGCATAGAACCTGATACTCCACCAGTTACGCTTCCACCGCCACCAAAATTCGTTAGACCACCGCCACCGACATTGATTCCGCCGAGCCCTGAAGTAGACCCAGCGATTTGCGCTTCCCTTTGCTGGTTGTAGGAAAGACCTGTTGCGGCTGGTTTAATATCGGAATCACTAGCTGCTTTTGCCGCTAATCCAACGGCTGCCAAGACCGCAGTTCCGGCTGCTGCTCCCGCGAGTGGATTGATAGCCATTCTTGAAGCTATTGCTGCCACTACTGCTGATGCCTTGAGAGCGTTATAGGCTTTAATTAAAAGATTGATGAATCCAATTACTGCTACGACCGCTGCCTCAATTTTTGCAACTGCCCATATTGCAGCCAAGGTAGCCCCAACTGATATTAATACGCCTTTAAGATCATTAAGCTTCTTAATCAATCCTCTGACATCTTCTCCAAAATTGAACGATGCTTGCTCGGCAATTGAGTAACCGGCAACAAGTGAATTGTCACCAACAAGACCAGCAATAAAAGCATTGAGTCTTGGGACACCCTCGGTTAGCAACCAATCGCCTAGAGCTTCAAAAGCTGGAAGTAAAGCGGCTCCAACGGCTTCTTTGGCTTCATCTAAGGCAACCTGAAGTCTTTGGAATTTAACAATTGCTTCCTCGGATCGCTGCTCGCTGAATTCGCCGAAGGTCTTGTTTAACGTTTCATAAATTGCATTAAAGTCTTTTGATTTAATTAAATTGGCATCTAGGCCAAGTCCCAAGCGGCCAAGTGAAGTCGTATTTCCATCATAAGCCCTGCCTAAAGCATTGGCTATTACTTCAAGTGGCTTGCCGGTTGCCGCGCTTAAATCAAGCGCCAAGTTCATTAACTTCGTCGCATCCTCGACGTTCTTAGTGCTGCGAACTAAACGTTCAAAGGCTGGGCGTAATTGATCGTCAGTAATTCCGGTAGCGAGAGAGCTGGCTGTGATGTATCTATGAACTTCATCGATTTGCGCTTTCGTTGCCCCAGTAGTGGCTTCGATAGTTCTAGCAAGACTATTGGCCGCTTGTTCCTCTTCGGCCGCTGCTTTAGCAAAAGCAAGGGCAGCTGCTCCAACCGCTGCTCCAATAAGAGCAAAAGCCTTTAGAGCCTTCTCAGCAACATTGCCAATGGTTTGGCTGAAGGATTCCATTTCCTTCCCGCCGCGATTTAAGCCAGCGCTTAGATTATCAATGTCGGCTAGAATAGAAAGTTTTAATGTGCGATTTCCGGCCATTATTTATCCCATTCTTTTGCTATTAAAGAAAAAGCTTCTTCCCATTTTTTAATTATTTCGGGTTGAATTTTTCTTAAAGTAGGCCATATAAAATAACCAGAATTGCCTCTCAATCCAAATTTTGGAGTTCTTGGTAAAAAATGTTTTGATTTACGCGAACCAAATTCAACCCCAGCTAAAATAGCATTAGTAGCAACATTACCTTCTCTTAATTGAGTAGTGGCGCCGCCACTAAATCTTTGAGAAGCAAAACCAAGGCCAAATTCTCCCACAACCGAACTTTTAGAAATTCTAATGCCATCTGCAATTCGCATTGCTTGTTTAGGTCTTGGATAACTTCGCGCAGCACTTTGAATTTCCTTAACGGCATAATCAGTCAAAGAACCTGTAACTTCCCTAGCCTGATCTTTAGCTTCGTCACCCATTTTACGGATTACAGCAGCGATTTTACGCAATTCGCCTTTATCATATTGAAAGACGCGTTGTGAAGAATCAAGATTTGCCATTTCTTTTCTCCAATATCTCGGCCGCTGTCATTATGTCATCGGCATCATCCCAGTAACACATTGGAATACCAGTCTCGATTGCTAATTCGACCAGTGTTCTCCTTATGCTTCCGGGTTCGTGGCTTTTGGGTCAGCTACCTCGGTTACTACGTCAGCGACCGTATCCATCCATATCTCAAAAGCCTTGGTAGGCTTTCCAGCATTTTCGCGCTTATGAGCGCTATATGCCAAGAATAGAAGATCCCAGATTCCGATTGAATCATTTGCTTTCGCAATGGTTTTCCCGGTCTGCTTTTCCCATTTAGCGAACTCAGGCGGCTGGGCAATATAAGTTGCTTGATCGCCTGAGTTATATGTAATTGTGATTGGTAATTTCATTGCTCCCGATGCTCCTGATCTCTTAGCTGAAAGTCTCTGTTGGAGTTCCAACGACCGTCATAGTCCAAGTATCGGTGAGAGCTCCTGGAGCTGCGCCACCTGCGCTTGGAAATACTGGAAGGACGTTGAAAGCGAAAACTGCGCCTGAAGCAGCTGTGAAGCTAACTGCCAAGGTTGTATTTGGTGCTGATTCAGCATCGGCCCACATTGCTTCGAATAGTGAGCTACTTGCTCCCCAATCTTGCAAAAGTTCGATGGTG